GGGGGCGATGCTGTTCGCATCACCATGCCAGCGCAATGGACGGGCGCCAACCTGACCTTTGCAATCTCGACCGATGGCAACGGCTTCAACGATCTGTTTGACCTCGCGGGCAACGAGATCACGATGGTGGTGCGTCCCGGCGCGGCCGTGCGGATTGGCGAAGAGTGGGCGTCGTTCTGGAATTTCATCAAGTTCCGCTCGGGCACCCGCGGCCATCCCGTCGTGCAATCGGAGCAGCGCGAGTTTGCGGTCACGCTGAAAGCCACGCCGTAGTTCGTTCTGAAAAAGGTCAACGGTTATGCCGGACACTTCGACGGTCATTTATAAAACCCACGCCGCCAAGGTCAGCGGCCAGGAGTTTGTGCTGTCGGACGAAACGCCCGACCGTATGGACGACGTGATCATGGCGGACGGCTGGGATCTGGCATCGTTCCAGAAAAACCCGATCGCGCTGTTCAATCACAACAGCAACGCGCCGATCGGCAAGTGGGCGAACGTCCGCGTCATCGACAAGCAGCTACGCGGCCATCTCGAACTCGCGCCGGCCGGCACCAGCGACCGCATCGATGAGATCCGCAAGTTGATCGACGCCGGCATTCTGCGCGCCGTCAGCGTCGGTTTCCGCCCGAAAGAGTCCAAGCCACGGCCGGAATCCGATGGCTATTTCTTCACTGAGGCCGAATTGGTCGAGACCAGTTTGGTCTCGGTGCCAGCAAACCCGAATGCGCTGGCGATCGCCAAGTCGCTCAAGATTTCGCCCATGACCATCGATCTCGTTTTCGCCGGGGAAGGCAAAGGAAACGGAATCAAGCGGCGCGGGCTCACCGGCGGGCAAGCCGAAACATCATCGCAAGTTAGAAAGGGCGCGACCATGTCGCTCGCTCAAAAGATCAAAGAGAGGGAAACCTCGATTCTCGACAAGACCGGCAAGCTCGATGCGCTGCATGAGGCCGTTGGCGACGGCGATTATCCCAACGATTTGCTGGAGACGGTGAAAAAGGCAAACGCCGAGATTATGCACGAGCGGGAAATCCTGGCGACGTTGCGCGACAGCGAGCGCAATCTCGCCGTGACCAGCGACGACGGCGGCCGAATGCCTGCGGTGATCAAACAAGGCAACGGCTATAGCGCGCCGCAACTGCAAAGACCGTTCGGCGTCGAACGCAAAAAGCTCGATCCGATCGATCTGCTTTGCCGCTCGGCCGCCTTGCGCCTGCTAGCACATCACGAGCGCAAGCCGGTGATGGATCTCACGCGCGCCCTCTATGGCGACGACGAGCCGCTCAAGGCGGTGGTCGATTGGCAGACCAGGGCGGCCTCGGCCGCGGCCATGACCACGGTCACCGGATGGGCAAAGGAGCTGGCGCAACAGACCGTCGTCGATGTCATGGAACTCCTGAAGGTGGCCTCGATATTCGGGCCGCTGTCGAGCATGGGCTTGGCGCTCGGATTTGGCCGCAACGCCAAAATCGTCATCCCGACACGGTCGCGGACGCCAACCATCGCCGGGTCGTTCGTCGGGGAAGGCTTACCGATTCCCGTTCGCCAGGGTGCGTTCACGTCGCTCCCGCTGACGCCCATGAAAATGGCGGTCATCACGACCTGGACGCGGGAGCTCGACGAGCATTCGATCCCGGCGATCGAGGGGTTGCTGCGTGATGCCATCGTCTATGACACCTCGGTCGCGATCGACTCCGTCCTGCTCGATGCCAATGCGGCGACGACGATCCGGCCTGCCGGCATTCTCAACGGCGTGTCCGGCCTGACCCCAACCGCTGGCGGCGGCTTTGCGGCGCTCACCGGCGACGTCAAGCAACTGTCGGGGGCTTTGCTCACCGGCACGCTCGGCAACGTGCGCAAGCCGGTCTGGTTGATGAACCCGCAACAGGTCAATAGCGCAGGCTTTGCCATCGCCACCGGCGCCGGCGTGTTTCCCTTCCGTGATGAGATCAGCCAGGGCCGCCTCGGCGGCTGGCCGATCATCCAGAGCGGCACGGTGCCGGCGGGCACGGTCATCGTCATCGATGCCGCCGATTTCGTCAGCGTCACCGGCGATGGGCCAAGGTTCGAGATCAGTGACCAGGCAACCCTGCACATGGAAGACACGGCACCGACCGATATCTCCACGTCGGGCACTGCGGTCGCGTTCCCGGCCAAGAGCATGTTCCAGACCGACATGCTGGCCTTGAGGATGATTATGCCGCTGACGTGGGCGATTAGGCGAACTGGGACGGTGGCTTGGGTGGCCGGGGTGACGTGGTAAGGCCAAATCAACAGGAGGCAATCACGATGACCGACAACGAACAGACGACCGCCGCGAAAAAGCGGCTTGCCGACGAGCGTTCGGCACGCGAGAAAGCGCACGCCGAGCAGCGCGAAGCGACGGCAGGTGTGAAGCCTACGCCGACGCAAGAAGAGAATGATTTGGCCGCCATGGGCGTCCACATCGTCGAGCACGAGCCCGACGGTAGCGCCGACCCGAACGAACCCCAGACCAAGCAGGTCGAGGCCACCAAACGCGAACGCAGCAGCTACCAGACGAGAGCCACGACGCCCTCGACATGACCGTCCGCGGGTTTTTGTCCCGCGTTGCGGGCCAGCTCATCGGCAAGGGCGAAGGCGACTATCGGCCAGGGCCGTATTATTTGCCGGTCACCGGCGGGTGGTTGCCCGCCGGCGCCGCCGACAATTGGTGGCAGCAGGGTTACTCGCCGGCCAGCCTCGGCACCCAGTCGGCAATGGTCGAGGCGTGCGTGTCGGCCTATGCGCAGACCGTCGCCATGTGTCCCGGCGACCATTGGCGGCTCAACGACAAAGGCGGGCGCGAGCGCGTTAAGACATCGTCGCTCTCGCGCCTGCTGCGCCATCCTAACGACTATCAGTCGATCTCGGATTTTTTGCTGAACGCAACGCGATCGCTCTACCTCGAAGGCAATGTCTATGCGCTCGGGCTGCGCAATTCGCGGTTCGAGATCGACGAGCTGCATCTGATGGACCCGCTGCAGTCACATCCGCGACTCGCTGCCACCGGCGAGGTTTTCTATCAATTGCACGGCAACCAGGTGATCGAGAAGCGGCTCGGCGGCGAGGCGTTGATCGTGCCGCAGCGCGACGTCTTGCACATCCGGCTGCATACGGTGCGGCATCGCTGGCCGGTGCCGCTGATCGGCGAGAGCCCGATCGTCGCGGCCTACCCTGACATCGGCGTCAGCAACGCAATCGCGCAACAGCAAATGGGGTACTACCTCAATGAGGCGCGGCCATCGGCGGTGCTCTCGACCGACTTGAAGCTCAATCGGGATGAGGTCCAGCAGGCGCGCGAACGCTGGAACGAACAAAGCAAGGGCTTGCACAAGGGCGGCACGCCGATCCTCACCGCCGGGTTGAAGGTCCAGCCATGGGCGCAGGGCGGCAAGGATGCCGCCACCGCTGAGATGATGAAACTGTCGAACGAGAACATTGCGCTGGCATTTCGCATCCCACTGCAAATCCTCGGCATTGGCGGCACCCCGTATAGCTCGACCGAATTGCTGATGCAGAGCTGGGTCGCGAGCGGACTCGGTTTTGCGCTCAATCACATCGAGGAAGCGTTCGGCTTGCTGTTCGATCTCAAAGGCCAACCCGACGAATACGTGGAGTTTGACACCGCCGCGCTGCTGCGCTCGGCGATGAAGGATCGCTTCGAGAGCCTGGCGCGCGCCGTGCAAGGCGGCATCTTGGCCCCGGACGAAGCGCGCGCGCTTGAAGGCTACGACCGGGTTGATGACGGTTACGGTAAGGAGCCGCGAGTCCAGCAGCAGGTCGTCCCACTGAGTCAGATCGGGAAGACACCAGCCGCACCAGCGGCGCCGCCACCTCCCGCGGCGCCGCCGGTCGCTGAGCCAGGAGCATCGGACGATGCGCCACCATCGCCAGCCGCGCCAAAAAAGTCGGGCGATGAATTGACCACCGCTTTCACCTTGGCATTGAAGGCTGCTGCGTGATGGATGACGAAACCATAACAGCACTCGCTAAAGGGTTGATGCCGGTCGTGCGCGAGTGCGTCGGCGATGCCGTGGCCAACGCTCCTGCGGTCATGTTGCCGCCAGAACTCGCTGTCGAGATCGCCAGTGCGGCCCGCTTGCTGCACGAGCTGCCGCAGGTTGTGTCACCGCCGGCCGACAGGATCACGCGCATCGAGCGGGACGAGAACGGCGCCTTCGTGCCGATCTACGAAAGGGCGTCTACGCCCGTCTTCACCAATGATGGCGAACCGCAGCCGTGATTGTCCATCTGTCGCAAGCCGCGAGCAACGCAATGCTCGACGTATTGTCGACGCTCATGGACGGCGGCAGCATCGAACTGCAGTCGGCCGATAGCCGCGTGCTCGCGGTGCTGAAGCTAGCCACACCGGCCGCTCGTGATGCGGTCGGCGGCGAACTCGAACTCAACAAGATCGCCGAGGAGGACGCTGCGCTCGCGCAAGGCAATGCTTCGATTGCGCGCGTCCTTGCGGCAGACGGTGGGGAAATCTTTTCATGCGATGTCGGCGACGAGAATTCCGACGCGGTGATCAAGCTCAACACGACTAGGATTTTCCGCAATGGTCCGGTGCGGCTCACGTCGTTCCGGTTGGGCTGGAGCAATTCCTAATGTCAGTCAGTTACTCGGCGGCTCTGCAGAATTCGCGGATGGACGCGGTGATTTCCGCCATCGATGCTCATGCGTCGGTTGCTACTCTGGAAATCTGTACAGCCGCCTATGCGGCAGTGCTCGTTGCCATTCCACTCAATGCCGACCCGTCGTTCGTCCGCAGCGGCACGCCGCCGAGCGTGCTGATCACGATGCAGGGCGTGCCGAAGTCAGGCACCGCCGGCAACACCGGCACAGCGGCGGTGGCGCGGATCAAGGAAGGCGGCGGCACGACGATCGTCAACAGCTTGACGGTCGGCACGTCGGCCGCCGACATCGTCTTGAACTCGGTGTCAATCACGAGCGGCCAGACGGTTACTTTGACCGCCGGCACGATAACTCATTCGGCGTGACATGTACCGCAATGAAGTGCCGTGCGGTGATTGTCACTTGTGTTGCCGCTTGATGACGCCGCTGCACCCGGAGAACGGCGATCGTGTCAAAGACTATCAAACAGCCATGCTGCTTGCGCCGGGAAGGCCGCCGCAGCGGATTCTTGACCGTTTGGAGAATGGCGACTGTGTTTACCTCGGCGAGCACGGCTGCATGATTCACGACCGCGCACCGTGGGTCTGCCGCGACTTTGACTGCCGGCACTCGTTCAAGAACTCGGATCGGGCCGGCCGCAGGCTGGCAATCAAGAGCGGTCAGATGACTAAAGAAATCTTCGCGCGCGGGCGCGAGTTGATCGAGCAAGGCTAGATGGCTCTTCCACTCACCATCACAGGCATATCAACGGCGGTTGCTCCGGCTGGGCCGTTTCGGTCGAGTGCTGGGGGCTATTATTTCTTCGGTCGCGACAGCACGACTGCGACGACGCTGCAAGCGTATCAGTCAGGCAAGACTGTCGCGCAAGTCTCCATCGTGCCGGCCAATTCAGCGTCCACTCCGGCGTTTGGCCTTCCCGGTTTCGAGAAGCGCGCCCAGAGTTTCTTGTGGCCCGCGACTGGCACAACCCTTACTTCGATAGGAGTGAAGCTCCGTTATAATGGTTCGCCTACTGACAGCGTGCAGATCGATATTTACGCAACGGATGCGTCACTGTTTCCAACCGGCTCGTCTCTCGGTTCGGTTCAAATCGCTGCGTCGTTATTGACGACTAGCGACGTAATTTACGACCTCGTGTTTCCTACTCCAATCTCGTTGACGGGAAACGTCCGATACGCGATGGTGATGGGACGGACGGGGGCTCTGGACAGCGTCAATGACTACGTCAGCGCTAATACTGGTAATGATGTAGTTCCAACGGAAAAATCCTCACGGCTTGATTCGGGTGTTTGGGGGGTTTCCTTTGCGGCTGATTTTTATCTTGTTGCAAAAGGCCCAAATACCCCTGACGTTGCGTGGACCAGTAGTGCCACCAAGACCGGTTTCACCACCGCGATCTTGAGCCTCACCGCCTATCAGTCTGGTAACGTCATCCACTTGCTGGTGATGGATGGCACCGCATCCACTCTGGCTGCTACCAAATATATATCCTACGACATGGCGACGGACACGTTCCTCGCCACCATAGAAACCGTCGCTATCGCGCAGGCGCTGACAGGTCAGGCAGCGTCGGGCTGGGGTCAGTCGCTTGTCGTGCGGTCGGACGGTAAGGTTGTTGCTTTCTACAACGGCTTACAGACAAAAACATCCGGTACATTTCGTGCCCGTGTTTATTACCGCATTAGAACCGGAGTAAACACCTGGGGCACCGAAACTTCGGTAGATGGCGGACTTGCGGCGACGGATGCCACAAGCCCGGTTGCTGTACTGGGCGCTGCCGATCGGGTTCATTTCGCCTGTAATTTTGGGGCTACCGTTGGCTATCGCACGCTGTCAGGAGCCAATGCGCTAAATACGTTTGCGTCGTCCGCGAGTATGACATCGGTCATCGACGGTGTCGGATATGATCGATCCGGCACGTTCAAGATCGTGTTCACGAATAGCGGCACCGGTCAAAGTACGATGTACTTTAACAGTGCCGACAACCCCACTCCGTCATTCGCCAACCACAGCATCACCGCCGCCGATAATCCGCACCGTATTGGTGTTGACGGCACTGACGTCACCATCGTTTACCGTAATTCGACCGATAGCGATCTCTACGCTATCAAGTCCACAAACGACGGAGCGTCCTTCGGTTCTCCGGTGTCGTTCTTTGTTGGCACCGTTGCTTCGTCAGACGCAAACCTTTCGCGCAATCCGTCCGGCGCGGTTTTTTCTCGTGGTGCTGATGTTGTTCTGCCGTATGTCGTCAACGACAACGGCACGCTCAAGTACAACGAGTCCATCGTCAGAAGTACAGGGGTCACCGGCACGCTGGGTAGGACCGAGGACCCGGATGTTGCTGCGAGTACGGGCCTGGTCGGGCTTATCGGCACGCTTGCCAAGGCCGAAGACCCTGATGTAGCCAATGCTGCGGGTACGGTCGCCGACCCGTCCATCACCGGTACTTTAGGCAAGGTCGAAGACCCAGACATTCTCGCGGGCACCGGCAGCGTCACCTGGCTTGCTGCGCTTGCGGCGGCCGAGGATGCCGACGTTGCCGCGAGTACCGGCACGGTCGCGTGGCGCGGCACACTGGCGGCGGTCGAGACCGCAGATGCTGCGGCCGGCACCGGCACGGTTGAATGGCTTGCTGCATTAGCTGCGGCCGAGGTCGCCGACACCGCCGCGCTCACTGGGGCGGGCATCGCCTCGGCTACCGGCACGCTGGCGGCGACGGAAGCAGCCGATGTGGCCGCCCTGACGGGTGCGCTTGCCGGCCTTGCGACCGGCACGTTGGCGGCAAGCGAGGTCGCCGACGTTGCGGCAATTGACGGCGGTATCGTTGCCACCGGTGCGCTCGCTGCGGCCGAGCTTCCCGACACTGCGGCGGTAGCTGGTCTCGTCGCTGACGCCGGCGCCGTGCTCGGTGCCCTGGCGGCAAGCGAGGCCGCTGATAGCGCCGCGCTCGGGGGCGAGGTTGCGGGCGAGGTCGTCCAGCCGCCGATCTATGGTGGCGGCGCTTGGCTGCCGCCGCGGCCGGTTCCGGTCGAGGGCGTTGGTTACGGAATACTGCCGGCGCTTGAAGGCGAGGCGCACGGGGTCGTCGTTGCGGCGAGCACCGGCGCTGCGATGCTGCGCGGTCTCGCTGGCGAGGCCGCTGGTGCGGCCGGCGCCGGTGGGCAGGGGAACGGACCCCTCACGGTCAAAGCGGCGGCCAGCGGCGCCCGTGGCGCGAAGGGCGCGGCGGTGGCCGTGCTCGGACTTGAGGTCGTTGGCGCAGGTTCCGCCGGCGTGCGCGGCAAGGGTTGCGGCGTGATCGGCGCCCTGGAAGCAGTCGCGGCCGGCCGGCAGGACGATGACGAATCCGCCGCCGTCGCTTGGCTGCTGGCGGCATAGGGAGATGGCATGAGCGACAAACCGGCCATTCCCGTTCCATCATACACGCTGTTCGAGGGGCTCGGCACTTGCCTCGCAATGGCGCGGCGAGCGCTGGAAGAGGCCCGTGCCCTGGCGCGCCTGCCTGGCCCGGAAGGCAAGTGCGGCCCGAAAGGCGAGGCCGGCGAAAAGGGAGAACGCGGCGAGAAGGGCTTGACCGGGCCACAGGGGCTCGCTGGTGCGCCCGGCGAGCCGGGGTTGCCTGGACCCAGGGGCGAGCGCGGCGCGCTGCCGGTGGTGAGGGAATGGGCGCCGGACACCGTCCATTATAAGGGCAACGTCGTCGCTCATGCCGGTGGCACTTGGCAGGCTGGCTGCGATACCGGGCAGGCACCGGGGCATGCTGATTGGGTGTGCCTCGCTTACCCCGGCCGCAACGCCGCGATGCCAACGGTGCGCGGCACCTGGAGCGAAGCCGAGGCCTATGCGGCGCTCGACATCGTCGCGCTCAGCGGATCGAGCTTCATCGCGCGGCGCGAGGCGCCTGGTCCTTGCCCAGGCGATGGCTGGCAGTTGATCGCGTCCGCAGGCCGACAGGGTATCAAGGGACCGGCGGGCGATCGCGGCGCCAGCGGCGAGCGCGGTCTGCCGGGGGCTTCCGCGCCGGTGATTATCGGTTGGAAGATCGACCGCAAAGCCTACGCCGCGATCCCGATCCTGTCCGACAAGAGCGAAGCGCCGCCACTCGAACTGCGCAGCCTGTTCGAGCAGTTCCACGACGAGGCGCGCTAATGAAGCTACCGCATTTCTCCGTCGTGAATCCCGCGACCGACCTGACGCTGCTTAGTCCGGAGGATCTGCGCATCGCCGCCGGGCTCGATCGCGACGATACTTCGCAAGACGAAACGTTGGCGGAATACGAGGCGGAGGTCGCCGCCGAGATAGCCTCAGATTGCGCCATCGCGAGCGACGGCGTCAACCCGCCCACGCTGCGGTCGGAGGAATGCACGGATGTGTTTCGTTTCGGATGCCCAGCCGTGGCGCTCTACCTCTCGCGTCGGCACGTGTCGGGGATCGCCTCGGTGGTCGAGGACGGCATTGGGCTGGATGAGCCGGATTGGCGGCTCAATGCCGAGACCGGCAAGCTCGTGCGGTTGGTCAACGATGCTGACGTTTGCTGGTCGGCGGCCAAGGTCGAGATCGCCTACACCGCCGGCTTCGACATCGTGCCGAACGAGCTCAAGGCCGAAGCCAAGTCGCGCATCAAGTTCAAGGCGTCGGAAGGCTCCCGCGATCCGCTGGCGCGCTCGATCCGCACCGACATCCCGGATGTCGAAAGCCGGCAGGTCGACTATCAGGTCGGCGGGCTCTCGCGCCTGATGGGCGAGGGCCTCGCGCCTGAAAGCGAACGGCGGCTGCGGCGCTTCATGACCCAGAGCATGGTCGGCTGATGGGCGAGTTGACGGCAGCGCAGGCGACCGCCGACTGGGAAGCCGCGCTCAACCGGGTCGGCGAGACCATCGAGATTGGGCGCCAGACCGGAACCGATTCAAGCAACGTCGTCCGGGTGCAATGCCGCGCCCGCGTGAAAAGCGACCGGCCGCACGTTCTTGCCGAGGACATCCAACAAGGCGAGGTCATCATTCGCGCGTTTT